CTGGCGGGGGGCGGCCGGGGGGCGGGGGGGCCCCCCAGCCGCACCGGTAGGGCACGCCAGTTCAGCAGGTTGTAATACTGGACAAAATCGCAGATCAGTGCGTCCTCGTCCGTTGCGATCAGTTCGGCGAGGATGCAGAGTTTTTTCCGGCGTTGATGGACTGGAACAGCTCCATGATGGCGCTCTCAACGGCAGACGCGGGCACACGGCCGTCCTCGGTGCGCAGATGGTCGTACAGGCGCTTTTTGCCGTCCTTACCCAGCAGCTTTACGACCAGCCGGGACATGGCCAGAGGGTTGCCCTCGTCCAGATCAGACAGTGCGTCCAGCACCTCCATGTTGTCCAGCGCGCTCTCTTCCAGCTCAATGGAGAAGCCGGATTCGGTCTTTGCAGTGATCATGATGTTCCTCCTTACTTACCGGCGCTCTGCATATACTCGTAGTGGGTCTTGCCATCGGTGTCGGCAATCGCGGTGATGGTGGTCTGGTAACCAACGGCAGTGCCGTCTGCATAGGTGATATCGCCCACAGCGGTTACGGTGCCGCAGGGGATGACCACGCGCTTTTTTACATTGTTCTTCAGCACCATCTCCACGACGTAGACATAGAAGGGCAGATCGTCGGCGCTGGCCTTGACGGTGATACCGGTCTCCAGCGTGCCGGTGACGTTGTCGGCGCCGTATACGGTCTTCAGCACTTCCTCGTTCAGCGCTTCAATCAGCGTGCACTGGAAGGTATCCGGGCGCTCGGTCATCAGGCTCAGCACGGTATCGCCGCCCCATGCGGCGGTATTTTCGTTAGAGGGGGAGTTTGCGTTGGTCAGGCCGTCCTTGGAGATATAACCCAGAGACTTAAATGCCTGGTCCAGCTCGCTCTTGGCGTCCGTGGGCAGAGCCGTGCCCAGCGGTGCGCACCAGATAGCGCCGCCGACCTTGGGCTTTGCTGCGGTCACATTTTTTGCATTCATAGAAAATGCTCCTTTCGTCAGTAATGCACCACCTCAAAAACTGCCTGATACCGGGGCAGCTTGCGGGTGGTGTCCGGGAAATTGTAGTCGGTGTTCAGCGTGCAGGAGACGATCTCCGGCAGGGTGTCCGCGTCCAGCATGGTCTGCACCACGCGATGGCTCAGCTGCGCGGCAGCATAATCGCTGCTGCCGTAGGACTGCACCGCCAGCGTGGCGGTAAAGATGCCATCCTCGTAGCCGGAGCCGGTCTTTTCCAGCACACAAAAATTGCCGGAGGGTTTCTCCGGCACGGACGTATAACAGGGGAAAGCGTTTTCACGCAGATAGTTCTGGATGATTTCTTCGATCATATCACTTCAGCGCCTTCAGAATAGAGTTTGTGTCGGCGTTCTCTTTGCGGGCGGCGGGGCTTTCGGCGCTCACCTTAGCCACCACGCGGGTGCTGGCTTTGTAGTAGCTGGCCTTGTAGCCCTCGCCAAGGCGGTTCTGTGCCGCAAAGGCAATGCCGGTCAGGGCGTTCTCCATCTCCGGGCTTTGCAGCAGCTGCCGCACGCCCTTGCGGTTCAGCTTGATGGTCACCTTACTCATAGCGTTCCACCTGCACTTTCTTATTCCAGCGCAGCGGGATCATGGCCTCGATGCCCTGCACAGCCCCGCCGCAGGTGCGGAAGGTCTGCCCGAAAAACGCCACCCGGACGTTGTCCCAGTTGTGGGTATCGCCCTTTGGGATTGCCAGCGTATAGGCGATGCGCCGCCCGGTCAGCTGCAATTCGGTGGTGATCTCCTCGGCAGTGGGCTGCCCCACCAGCACATTGTGCACGGTGACAGGGTTTTCTTCGTAGATGGGATCGTGGAAGCCGTCCTCGCCGGTCTTGGTCTTTTCATACAGGATGATGTCGATACCCTTCAGCATAAGTCCTCCAGCGGGCTGCGTGCGCCCAGCCTGCTGCCCACGCCCAGCAGCTTTTTTTCCAGCTTGGAAAGATACAGCTCGCCGGTAGAGCCGCCGCTCATGGTCCAGCTCTGGCTGTAGCCCAGCGCCGTGGCGGTGCCCTGCGTTGCGCCCATGGGGAAGGTGACAGCGTCCCCGCTGTCGTCCTCGCCCAGCTGACGGCGCACCATCCGGCAGGATACCAGCCGCTTGCGGTCAGCATCTGCATCGGCGTTGTAGGTGTCGATGATAAGCGCCGCCTCACTCAGCAGGGCGGTGCAGCGGCTGCGTTCCTCATCCGACAGGACACGGAAGCCTGCCTCCACGTCCTGCAGTTCTGCGTAGCTCATGGCGGCACCTCATCAGGTGGCGGTCTCGGTGCGCTTGATGTACAGGGTCTGGGGCTTGGAGACCTTCAGACCATACACCTTGCGGCCCTGCACAGCGGATGCGCCGATGTACTTGCCAGAGC